AAGATAAAGTAAGTGTCATTAAGCCTTCTGTATTTAGCACAGGTGGTTGAATTGATGATCCAGATATAACTACTACCCAATTCATTATAGGAGCTAAGAAAAAGCTCCATAATAAGCCCAAACAAGCCACCCACATGATGGCAGGCCTAGCTCCCGCCACAAACACAGAAGCATGTTTAGCTTGAGCTAAATTTATTTCGTTTTGTTGTTTTGACAACTCAAACATTTGAGTTTTGATTGCATGTTCAAGTTCCATTTTTTTAGTTTTATCTGGAACAATCTTGTCTAACAAACCAGTTATTGGCCCTAAAAATTTATCAATCATCTGCTTCACCTCTTAATATTTTTTCTAGTTTTGCTTTCTTCTCCTCTGTACTATCGACATGTAAATCTTTATCAATTATTTTTTCTAATTTTAAATAATCAATTCTTTGATTTGGAACATATCTCCAAGTGTAGCCATCCTTGGCAGTAACGCCAAAGACAGAAGTAGTCATGCCGATTTTTATTACAACAGCCTCCTCCCCATCAAGTTTTACTTTGTCGCCTTCTTTGAATTGTGGGTTCATTTTAAAGTTCAACCCTTTTATAAAACTTACTGACCAATCCTTTAAGGCTAATCCTGAAATTACTGAAGCAACAAAAATAGACAACTCTAAATAGTATTGCTCTAAGTTCATATAGCATATTTTAAAACCCTATTTCCTCTCTGTCCAAGCCTAATGGCTTTTCTGAGAGACATTTACATATATCTTTTGGGAAGTGTACATAAGGCTCATTATCTTCTTCAAATTTAGGATCTTCCTTTAAATTCATTCTTATGTCATATTCATGTTCAGGATTCCATTGATGGTACCAAACACTATCTTTCATAGCCCAAACAATAATAAAGGGAACGCCACTTGCTTTGGCAAACGAAGCACCTTTTCTTAGCTTATTAGCAGACACAATAAAAGTTTCATACTTGGTTGCAGGAAAAGAACGACATTTAACTTCGCACCAAAAACAATTATTTTTAGACTCTATCCAATAATCTAAGCTGTAATTGGTTGGCAACTTATGGCAAGTTACTCCCCACAGTCCTTCTAAAAAACCAGCTACTCTTTCTTCCCGTTTCTGATCATCTTTGGTTTCTAAGCTTGGTGTTTTCATAGCTACTCCTCAAAAAAGTTTGGATCTACAGCAACTAACCTTTTAGTTGGCCTTCCTTTTCCTCCCACTTTGACTTCTACCTCTTGAATTTCTCTGGCATTCATAAGCCTTTCTATAATTTCTTTTACTTCATAAGACTTCATACTTCTAAATAGTTCATGTCTATCAACTTCTCTTTTTGATATACCATCCCCATTTCTTGACCTAATAAAAGACAGAACTTGTTTGATTTTTGATTCTATTGCTGAACTTGCAACTCTATCTCTACAAGCTTCTATGAACAGCAAGTCATAATATCTAACAAAATCAACACACCATTTCATAATGTCCCCTGGAATCTTTTTTGCTTTGGGATTCTCCGCAAGAGTAACTGAAAGGGATAGTCGCATGGCTTTTTCTCTAGATCTTGATAGTAATGGCTCTAAGTTATCTTTCTCAAGTATATCTTGCCTTTTTACTATTTCAGATGCAAAGTCCTGCAGCACTAATTCTGCATCTTGGTCAAAGTCTAGTACAACTTGCTCCAAATCAATATCGGCATTGTCAATAGCTACTTCATAAAAATCATTGATAGGTCGTCTTACATAATTTACCCAATTTACAATTCTTAATGGTGCATCTCTAAATTTTTTGAGTTGTGCAACTCTTCTTGGTTCTTTTGATTCTACAATTAAAAATCTGTTTAAAAAGCCATCTGCTATCCTTCCGCTATTCAAAGCTTTGTAAAAGTTTTTAGGCACCGATAACCCAACTAAAGTTATGTTTGGTTTGTGCGTAACTCGATTCATAAATTGGTCTTTGTATTGGTCTGGAACATTCATCAAAGAATAGTTATCAGGTCTTAAAGTACCATGACACCTACCCCAAGCTTCCATTAAGGTTTGCAAACCATCTTCTCTGTTGAAGTTTTGCTGTCCTCCAATTGACTCCAACCTTTTACCAAACTCATCCATAATGGTTATTTGAGTTGGTCTTTGTCTAAGTATTGAATGCACAGCTCCGCTTGAAGTATAACCATCTCCCACTATTAACTTTGAATGTTGTGATTCATTAAGAATGGTTTCTACAAATGTTTTTATGTTTTCTTTTCCTTGTCCTGATTTTGCAATACACATAAAAAACAAACTAGAAAAATTATTCATGTTGGTTCTATATACTCTGCCACAAGATACAGAGGCTAAAGACAAAGCAGCAACCATAGACAGCTCTGGTTGTGGAACTTGTGCAATATCTTCACAGAAGTTATACATGTCTTTTAACAAACCAGGTGGATCATATAAATCTTTAGGTGGCTTTATATTATCAACTGCTTGGACAAACAAAGGAGCTTTTTGATTTTTCCTATCATGCGTAGATTTAACACTATCTACCACTTGGTCAATTTCTCTTATGGTAAGTGGCGGATTGTTGTTAGTGTTCCACGACCTTAAAAAGAATTTTGTAAAATTAAGATTCACATTTTTTGAAATCATATAACCTGCAATCCTAGCTGCTTGGTCGTTCCTTGAGCCTTCATTAACTCCGTCAAGAGAAAAAGGTACAGTTATATTTTTGTCCTTAGCACCTGACTCTTTAGGTACACCAGTTATTTTGTACCATTCTTTCTCGGTAAAGTCTGGCAAGTCTCCAATATCATAGACACTCCAACCATCTAAAAATACTGGCTTATATATAGCACCGTTTGCATGTCTATTGTAAGGAGCAATAATTAAACCTCCTTCGCCTCTTATATCAATTAATCTTTCGATTGGCGTTTCATTTGTTCTTCTAGTTGCAAAGGTAGTAAAGTTTTGTGGGTTGTTGTAATAAAAGTGCATACCTTTACCTGTAATAACTTTATATGGAGTTACTGGTAGATTCTCTTCTACCCAAGTCATAGCTTCGGGAGTATCTGCATCAACAACAATAAACTTACCGCAAACAATAGCAACAACAAGATCATCTCTATCTTTGAACCACTCTTCAACTTTTTCTCTCTCTGGTCTTTTAGTTTTATATTCTTCCCAAGAACCTAAATTTTTTGGGGGCTTTTTATCTTTCCTCTGCAAAGGAATTACACTAAGGCCTTCTTCATAATAAGCCATAGCTAATTCATAAGGAGAGTCCTCCTCTGATAAATTTATTTGAAACATCTAAGACTGTAAATCTTGTATGTTTCCAAAAATAGATTCGTAAGTAAGCTTACCTTCTGTTGCTTTTATTATTTGATGAGCTTGTTTGATAGAGGGATTTCTATATCCATATCTCCAAGCTTTTATAGATGCTTCAGAACAATCAAAAGTTTCTGCTGATTCTTTTACACCTAAAAACTCAATATAGTCTTTTAGTGAATAGTGTTGCACTTTCTTGTTTTGAAACTCAGGCTCATATCCAGATTTTTTTAGATTTTTTAATGCCTGGTCTGATATTTTTTTTTGACGGTGGTAGTAATTAGCTTTCCAAATTTCATTCATTTTTTGCTCCTCTTAATAAATGTTTACACATAGTATAGTATAGACTATAATAATTCAAGTTCATTAATTAAAACAGAGAGGTGAAGAGTGAGCATAAAAAATAAAATTGTTACGCCTAGTCAGTTAGTAGATGATCAAGGAGCTAAAATCCTTATCTTTGGTGAAGCTGGGTCAGGTAAAACAACTATATGTGAAACAGCACCAGGTAAGACATTAGTCATATCTGCCGAGGCTGGTTTACTTTCTATTAAAGACTCTAAGAATGTTGATGCTTTAGAAGTTAAAGAAGCTGCTGAAGTCATGGAGATTCATAGACTTTTAGAATCTGGTGAAATTAAGTACGACACCGTTTGTCTAGATTCAATATCTGAGATAAGTGAAATCCTACTTAATTTTGAAAAATCAAGAAACAAAGATCCTAGAGCTGCATACGGTAATGTACAAGAAAGCATGACTAATGTTATGAGAGCTTACAGAGATTTGAAAATGCACGTTGTTTTCTTAGCTAAGAGCGAAAGAACTATTGCTGACGGCATACCTAACTTTGAACCAAAAATGGTTGGTACAAAATTAGGACAAGCAGTTACTTATTTTTTTGACGAAGTGTTGGCTTTGAGAATAATTGAAGATCAAGACGAAGAAGGTAATGTAATCAAAAGAAGATGGTTGCAAACTGAAACAGGTCAAGGTCATGTGGCTAAAGATAGGAGTGGTAAGTTAAATCCATTTGAAGAACCTAACCTTACAAAACTTATTGATAAGTTAGGATTTGGAAAGGCTAAACAAACCACAGAAGAAGAACCTTTAACTAAAGCGGGGTAATAATGGTAGATTTTGCAGATGTAGATTTCATCGATACTATTGATGAAACACCTATAGGGCCAAGCGTGGCTCCAGAAGGAACTTACTCTTGTAAGGTAATTGAAAGTGTTAAGTACCAATCAAAATCAGGTAATAATACTTTAAAGATTACTTTCCAAGTAGATAATGGTAAGTATAAAGATCATGTTGAATACTTTAGTCTTTGGCACCCAACCGAAGATGTTAGAAGGATTGCAACTGAAAAGTTTACTAGATTAGCTAAAGCTGTCGGGTTTAAAAAGTACCCAGATGATGCTTCAGCTTATGTTGGTAAAGAATTACTAATGAATCTCAGAAATGTAGATGAAGAGTGGAAAGATAATGACGGTAATGCTCGTACAACGACAAAAACTGTTGTTAGGTCTTATGAATACAAGAATGACTTTCCAACGGCTCCTGAATCTGCTTCTGATGACGCAGAAGTAAGTCCACCTCCTTTTTAATTAAAAAAGCTTAGGGGGAGTCTTGTATATGCTCCCCCTTCTTTTAAACCTCATTACCCCAAACATCCCAACCTGGAGTTTTTTCTCTAGCAAATAATTCTATTCTTGGTAAGTCTCCGCAAAGCTCTACTATTTTTTCTCGTACACAATCAGGCTTTTTAGAATGCTGTTCTCTTTGCGACATAACTATACTCGATACCTTATTGCTCACAGGTTTTACCTTGCCTCTGATACCCATTAAGCACAACTCAGCATTTGATTTGGTGTAATACCCTATACCGAAAAAAGGCTTACCATTTTTCTTATTAGTCTTTACCCAATTAAATCCTATTGTCTTGTAAGTAAATCCCCATTTTTCAAATGTTTTGATTGCTTCATTTAACAAAGGAAAAGTTACCCATAAAAATAAATAGCAGTTTTCATCTGCAATACTTTCTACTGGAAGATTATAAATATCTTGCATAGGCATCGTTTCATAATGCACAGTAGCTCCGCCACAAAGTCTTTTGTGTTTATCTCTTTTATCATTGTAAGACCAAGCTGGATCTGCATAAATGATGTTATATTTTTTATCTGGAAAAGAAATCATAATTACCTCCCTTGACCTCTGTATCTTAATTTTTGTTGTCTCCTTTTGTGTTTATTCATTGTGCTAGTCATTGTATTTTTATGAATGCCTTGGCTTGTTTTCTTGCCTCTTGAACCACAGACTGACATGTGTTCCTGAAAGTTTTTTGATTTTTGCATAATTATTTGATGTTCAATTTTATAATTTCAAAAGCAACTGATACTTTTGCTAATTTTCTTTCTGCCTTTTCTAATTTTTCTTGATTACCAGTATCAGTCCAATCGTCTGCAACTTCGTTAATAAAATTTTCCATAACATCTACAGCTTCATTTATAGTTTCCACTACTTCAGATTTTTCATACTGTTCTTTCAAATTATTCCAAAGTGCTTGATTATATTCTTCTTCGGCTTTTTTGTTTTTCTTTCTTCTTCTTGTAATTTTCATAAATCCATATTTTTTAATATGTGTGCAATTACATCTATAGTCCAGCCGTTGCCTAACATTTTAAATCTCTGAGTTTTTGAAACACAGCTTGTGTAATTGTCTGGAACTGTTTGTAATCGTTCACACTCTATAGGCAATAGCTTTCTCCAAGATAATGTCGTTTCTTCTTTTGCTTGTATTATGTGTTGTTTAGTTAAAGCTGAGGTAAGAGTATTCATTTTATCATCATCTCTTTCAACTAACTTTCGCATTTCTCTTGGCGACCAATCTTTTCCTGTTTTCTTTTTATGCTCTCTTCTGATTGCATTAGCTTCAGGAGTTCTTACTTCTGTCATAGCTTTGTATTCAACAGCAACTTTAGGTTCTCTATTTCCCCCTTGCATAGTATTTAATGTGGGCGACTTGCCTTCTGGTGAGTACACTCTTTTCAAAATATCGTGGCCATTTATTTCTGAAGCGATACCTACTTGTATAGGTTTGGTTTCTTTTATAGCTTGGTCGTTGACCCAAATGTTACCCGTATTATTGTTAGGCCTTATAGTTGTAGATTTATCTCCCTTTATTGTTCTTTTATTGTAGGTATCATTTACCTCAGATGTTTCATCTTCTACATATTTTTTTACACGATCTGGAGAAATAAAATCTTTTTTAATCCAACTTTGTATTTGTCCTTTATACATTGTGGCTGTCAAAGTTTTAGATTTACCAACATCAATATGCCTAACTTGATTAGCTCTTGGCTCCCCATGAAAATGATTTTTAAGATATTGTGGAACTTCTTCTTGCCATTCTTCTTCCGCAATAAGAATATCTTTTAAAACTATTCCTTTGTCTTTTGGCTGTTCAATGTTAGGTATATTTGTCCAATACAACCTGAGTCTATTTTGAGCACTCAGTAAAGCTGAATTTATGAGGATAGGTTTTATTTTGCTACCAAATAAATCATCCCCTTGATAATCAGGATAACAAGCAGAAACTTGGTCAGTTATGACATCTTGAAATTGTTGTTTCATTCTGACATTTTCTAACAAAAAATATTTTGGTTTTATTTCTTTTAGCAATCTTATAAATTCAAAAAACAAAGCTGAACGAGGATCATCAAAAGCTAACTGCTTACCTGCAAAACTGAATCCCTGACACGGACTGCCAGCTAGAATTAAATCTATATCTTTGTAGTCCTCAGATTTCAATTGGCAAACATCTCCAACATGTATTGTCTTTGGAAAGTTTTCTTTAGCTACTTGAATTGCATACTTATCTATTTCACTCGCATAATAAGTATCAACTTCAATACCAAGTTTTTGCAGAGCTAATTGTCCGCAGCTCATACCGTCAAATAAACTTAATACTCTAATCCCCATCAGTTCTCGTATAGAAAATGGTAAAAGATTTTGTTGATTTATTTGTTATTTTTTTTATCGTACATTTAGGAGATAAGGCTTTTACTTTTTCAAAAGCATGTTCAAAAGAAACACAATCAGACGCTTGTATTATTTTTGTTTTATCTCCTTGCTGAACTTCAGCTTGATAATCATGCCTAACTTCTAAGCTCATCTTCAATATTGAGTATGTGTTTTGACCTTGCTATAGGGTCTGCGATATACATTCGATAGATACAATCATCTTTATGGTCAAAGCCCAATATTACTTCTCCTTCAACTTTATAATAACTAATCATTTTGTTTTTCCTCTATTGTAGTAATTTCTGTAAATAAATCCAGGAACAAATCAGAAGGTATAATTCCTCGTTCATAAGCTCCTTTCAATCCCTGAGTGCCAGTTTTAGATCCTCTCGGAGCTGGTTCATGGTGGCAATTTTTATTGCCGTTAAAACACATGGGCCTTGCAGTAAAATCAAAATTAGTCCATATATCCGTAGGCTTCATTCTTTTATCTCCATAAGAACAGTAAGTTATAGTTTTTTGGTGTGGGTGTTCTTTAATTACATCTAACTTTCTTAATTTCCCTCTTGGATTTTCTATAAAATAATACTTGGGTTTTAAAGTGTTAATAATTGAATTTGTTTTCCTGACTATTTCCATACCTTTCCTAGCCTCTTCTGTTTTTGGGGTGTGGTCTTTATTCCAATGTTTGCCTATTGAAGCTACGGAAAAGAAAGTACATGGGGGACTAGCCCAAATTATATCTGGAAAGCCGTTCTCTAAAACATAAGTGTTAATACTGAAGTCAAAAATATCACAGACTAAATCAACTTCTTCAAATGGGTGTATGTCTAATGTGTAAGTTTCATGTCCTAGATCCTTTGCTACTTTACTAAAGCTCCTTGAACCCGCAAACAATTCTAATGTTTTCAACTTCACAAACTAACAATACCTACTGCTATATTCCAAGACATAATTAGTAGTCCTATCAAGATACATATTCCCAAGGCAATGGCCCATTTATCTTCTCTCATTATCTTCCTTTTCTTTATCCATGTGCATTACTTTGTAGTAAACTTCCAAAGCTTCGCCTACTGCTCTGTTATTCCATTCATAACCAATATCTTTTTTTACAACATCCAATATAGCTGCATGATATGCAGTTAATCTTATGTTTCTGATAGTTCTAGGTACATATTTATTTGCCATCTCCTTCTCCTTTTTTGTCTGGAAAGTATTTACGCTTTACATCTGTAGCCATTATGAAAGTATCTAAACCTTCTAAAGCCTGGTCGAATATAGGTTCTGCATAGTCGCCTACTTCATCTAAGAAGGCTTGTCTGCATTCTTTGATAGATTTGAACTTTCCTTGTCGATAAGCTTCAAAATAATCTCCCGCCTTAACTTCTAAATCAATAACAACATCTTTGAACTTACTCATTTTTTTACTAACCTCAATTTGTTTTTTTGTTCAATTTGCTGTACTTGATGTTCATGGTTGAGTCTTTCAAACACCATAAGTTGCCTATCGGTTATTCTTCGGTGGTGTTCCATACATATAGTCCAGATTTCCCAAATTGATTTCATGGCTCTTGGATCATATTGATTTTTTTCTTTTACCGATTTGGTAATTTTTTCACATCTAACTAAATTCCTTACCAATTCTTTTAACTCTTCTTCAAATGTTTGCATTACTGTCCTCTCTGAGCTTAATTTCTACAAGATTAGGAGAATTATGTATCATAGGCTCTTCGCCCTTCATAACGTCTCTATATAGCCCTAAAGTGCCTTCTAACGCTATCCACCCAGCTACTAAATCTTTTTCAGACATTTTGAAGATTTTACTGGCATAAGGTTTCTTTTTTTCTTGTGCGACAAAGTAAAACCCTTCTACCTTAAATCCCGCTTTTTCATACCCTCTTTTGTACCAAGACGCTTGTAAATCATAGCCGTACTTACGAACAGAGCTTACAAATCCTTTGGGCGAACAATCTGCCGTAGTTTTGTAATCAACAATAATTATGTTCTTTTCGGAATACGGCTGACCTATTGGGTGTCTGATGACATCAGATCTTAACTTGCAAAGTGTTTCTCCTTCATACCAATAGAATGACGACTCGTATGGACTTTCAAATATAGACGGATAATCAAGCTCATTTGGATTAAGATACTTATTCGCTTCAGGAATGAGTGCCTCTTGCATAGCGAAAATATCGTCTTTCTGTTGGTTGTTAATAACTGTATAACCCCTTTGCTCATAGTCTGCTTTTAATGACTTATTGGCACTTGTATAAGGAGATCCTACAATAACTGCTATATCTTTATCAAAAGCCTCCTGACCTTCGACTATAAGGGCGTGGGCTGCTGTTCCAAACCTTAGAGCTGGAGAGTCCTCTATCTCTTCATATAAAGCATGTATTTGGCTATCCATAAACTTTCTTATGGTTGACGAACTTACGCCTGGACTGTTGTGATAAAAGCTATTAGTTAGCTTTGGGAAATAATATGCTTCATTCAAAACATAATTTTTATGTGGTTCTAGTATTTCAGGCAGACTTTGCATCTTGCTCCTCCTCTTTTAATTTTTGTTTTATTTGTTTAATCCATTCTTTAGTTCTTGCTAAGTCAAACTCAGCCATAGCTAATTCATGTATTAAATCTTTCTCTTCTTCCATAAACTCTTACCTCTGATTGCATTATACACACAATTAGTATATCATGTCCACTAATTGTAATTAAGGGGAGATTTTTTAAGTTGCTCCTCTTAGTTCTAGTGCCGTTCATGTCATTCTCCCAAAAAAAAACGGCTAAGGCTTCGGAGAGAGCCTGGCTAGAAATCTCTCCGCCCTTTCCCCTTTCTTTCAAGTATGTATATAATCAGATATGGCTTACAAAGTTATTGATTTCACAGAAAGATTGGGCCGACCTACTTCTCAAGAGCTGGTCTTAAAATGCGATAGCATTGTAAATAATCATTGTGTAAGGGGAGAGTCGGAACTTATGACTAGCCTTTGTATGCTTTCTTATGCTTTGCAAAAGATAATGCAGATAACACAGTCGGAAAAAGAAACAGTACGCTTGGTTAATGAAACATTAGACGCACATTTGCCTGAAGATTACATAGGCGAAGAAGGTATCTTTTTTACTGCTGATTTTGAATTAGATCCTGAAAATTAATATTGTCTGATTTTTGTCATGGTATTCATGACACCGCAAACCCTTTATTTATAAGGCTTTCATCATTATTTTATTTTTTACATTTTTGTCATAGGAATAAGAAGAAAATACCCTTAAATATCCTAAAGTTCTTGACAATACAATAGTCGGGAGTGTACCCTTGCTACACACTATTGGGAGAATGGTGGGAGGAGGTCGTATTAGAATACGCTAAAACATCATGGCAGATCATCAAAAGAAACATGATACAACTTACGAAGGCAACCTACTTGCTGAAAAAGATACTCCCCCAATCGAAACTTGCAACCTGGATAAGAAACTCAATCGCAGACAAAGAATATTCATTTGGACTGCTGTAAATAATCCTAGACTATCTTTGATTGAGTCGGCTGCGAAAGCTGGCTACAAAGACCCACGACAAGCTGCAAATAAACTTATGAGCAACCCTTTAATTAGATCAGAGTACAACTATCTGATGAATGAAGTGAAAAAGAAGTATGAGCTGAATTATGATAGAGCAGTTCAAGATTTGTATGATATTCGGGATAAAGCTTTGGAAGCTGGCTCATTTAACGCAGCAATCTCAGCTCAAAATAGCTTATTAAGGGTAGGTGGCCTGATTGTTGATAGAAAGGAAGTCATGTTTGGAAAAATAGATCAAATGAGTAGAGAAGAAGTAGAAAATCGTTTGGAAAGTTTGCTCGGTCAAGCTATAGAAGCACAAGTCATTGGCGATAATGCTTTAGAAAATGATGTTGTGGAAAGTTCTAAAAGTGAAGTAGAGCAATAAAAGGGGAGAAAAAGACAAGTATCACTCTACTTCGTTTTACATTTTAACTGCTATTTACATGATTTGTCTATTTATCGCCAAATACTTTGTGCAGTATAAGGATTAAAACAATAATTAAAATCCCTGGAATTGCTTCAATCAAGTAATTAAAGCTTTTATTTTTTCAACTTGAAAAATCATTTCTAACTTCTGCAAGTCTTTTTTGTTGTGTCCTCCAACACTCCATTCGCAAATTTCAGGTATTTCCCAACCTTCATCGCCAAGATAGTTCTTACCATTCTTCCAATTATAAATGTGAAGAAAAGTTCCATCTTGAAACTCCAACTCCCACTCAACGTCTGTCTTGCCATCAGACATGCTTAAATCAATTTTCATTGGCTCTCCAAGAGCATCAACTAAGCTTTGGTAAGATGTTTTAATTTCGCCTATTTTAGAGCTTCCATAAAAGTTCTTATCGTCAGCCCCTTCATTATGTGTAATGAACATATATGACTTCATACTGCCTCCTCTGTTTCTAGTATTATGCCTATCCATTTTACATTCCTCATGCTCTTTAAAGCTTGATTAAGTAAAGTGAAATCTTCTTGGTTATCAACCGAAATCCATACTATTGGTTTATTTCCCAACTTTGCTTTTCTTGGGTTTAGATCTTCTTGTATCGTTCTCAGATAGCTTATAGCGTCTTGTACTTGTTTAAGTTTTAAGTTCTGCATCTAATGCTTCCTCCACTTCAAAAAAATTACTAGGATAAGGTTGGCACTCTAAAGAATAATCTATGTAATCTTGTGCATCTTGTTCGCTATCAAAAACATGGTCAAGCAAATAAGAGTCCATAGTGTCTGTATATCTAATTCTAAATTTAAGTTTACTCATGCTTCCTCCTCTTGTGAAAAATAATCCTGGTTATCTGATTGAATGCTTTGGTACTTATCTGGGTTATCCATAAACTCTGTTGGGTCATATTCATCACAATCTACATTCGGATAAACTCTGTCGTTCATGTCGTGGTCTAACTGTACCATCGCTTTAATTTCGGCTTCATTTAGATCTTTAGCTTCAATTTCGTAGTAGCCAACATAATCTGCCCTTACTCGTATATAAAATTTTCTTGTAGCTTTCATCACGCTTCCCACTCCTCTAAACGAACATGGATTTCATAACTTTTAGACTCATCTGAAAATTTAATAACCGCATCTTCAACACATTCCGCAGTATCTCCAAAACATTCAAAGAGTTTAGTAATTTGCTCTTTAAACTCTAATGGATAAGCAGAGTCGCTAAAGTCTTGTGAAGGGCGTATTACATCTAACTCTTTGTAATCGTCCCAATCTCTTTCGTTAGGATTAGTTTCATTTCCTTCATATGTATGAAAGGACACAGATATACTAAAGTCTTTCATTAGCAAAACCTCCTTACAACTTCTAGTTCATCTTGAGTTATCTCTTGAACACGTCTTACAGAAATTAAAGCACTACCCCACCAATAACTATCATCTTCAAAGTTCTCAAATTGTTCATCTTCAAGTCCTAAAAACTCTGCGATAATATCTTTGTCGGTAACAACTCCTTTTTCGTAATCATTAAGATCCATTTTGTAATAATCGCTTTCGTGATACTCATGTTCTCCTTCTTGGATTTTAAAATTTACATATATCATTTGGTTTCCTCATCTATGTTTTCGGGCATTTTGATACACTCCCAACCCACTAAATAACTTTCATTTTCTTCTGCCATATCATATTTGCCATCTTCTAATTTTTGTTCTGCTTCTTTATAGTTTTCTGCATCTACAGTAATTTCTTGATGTACTTCAGTTATCATTTGAAAAATATATTTCTTAGTCATTAATACTTCCTTTCTCGTTTGTTAATAAAATCTTCTATATAGTTAAGCATGTCGCAATCATTCGCTTTAAGACACCAAATAGAAAATTCTTCATACTCTTTTTCAGACATAAGCTCTTCAACACAACCGAACAACATATTGGTTAAAAAATTGTCGTCTTTTTCTCCACACCACCAATCGTTGTATTGTTTTTCGCTTTCTTCGTCTGATAGATTTCTAGTATCAACAATTTTTATTATCGCTCTAATTTCTAAAATTTCAGGTGGCTCTTCCATATCATAAGGTGTATCTACTCTCCAATTACTCATCAGTCCTCCCACTCAACTTTGGTTTTAAATTCTTTATCTATTTTGTGTTTTAGGTCGTTAAACATCTTTTGCGATACTTCGCCATTAAATTTCCCAAATGGTCGATAATGGTCGTGGTTATCATTTATGGCATCTTTGATTGGATTTCTTTTACACTCCCTTGCGAAGTATTCTTCATTTAAACTTATCAAATTGCTGATAATACAAATTTCGTGGTGTTTAAGTTTCATTATTTCTCCCCTATTGCTCTGTAGTCAGTCTGTCTTGTGATAAACATTTCTGCCTGATATTTATGGTTAAAAGTTTCAACAGACTGCTTGGTTAGATTATCGACAACAACATAAGATTTATCTAAGTTCTGTCCCCTTTTTCTTATTACTTCTACTATACTAAACATATCATTCTCCGTTAATTATTTGTTTACTATCAGTATATTATAGACACTATTTATAGGATTACAATAAGTATCTACAAAAAATAATAAAAAATATTCAGTCGTGTCAATAACAAAAGGAAATCGCATTACCCTTCTCGCTTGGTCGCTTTCTATAAAAAAAAGCAATTATTCTCAACTTGGAAGCTAAGTTATAAGTCGGCTCACATGTCGGGAGTCGGTTCAAAAAATGTCGGGTGGTTATTAGATAAGATTACACACAATATTAGCACATCTAAGGGCCATCCAAGAGATCTCTTTTCTGGCTTCTGCAGGAACGCATTTGGAGTACAGGAGAACTTTTTGATTTACAAATAGTATAACTAGAAGTTATAAGGATTGTTTACTTTATGTAAAATTAATCTAAAAAAATAGTTGACAAATAGTAAACTATCTGACATAATACATTCATAACTTAAACAAAAGGGAAACATTATGAATAAAAAAGATTATGAAATGATTGCTAAGATTATTAAATCTGAAACTAAACTAGGCGAAATTGTAGATGAGTTTGGAAATATAACTTATGAAAAAAGAATTTGTCCAAACGATTTTATGGTTATATTAGGAATGGCTTTGAAAGAAAGAAATCCTAAATTTGACCAATTTAAATTTTACAAAGCTTGTAGGAATAAAAATCCTGAAAGTTGGGAGAGAAAATATGATTAGATTTACTATTGATTGTCCTGACGATTTATCTGCGAAAATTTTCCGCCAACATTTAAAGGAAACTTTTCACCCAAATTTTTTAGAAGAACTGAAAATCTCCGAAAAAACTATAGAAGAAGAATAAAGTCGGGAGCAGTCGGGGGAGCTAAAGCTCCCCCAAAAAAAATACCAAGAAAAATACATACACAAAGGAACACATCTGGAGCTGACCCTGGGATCTTTTCGCCTATGGCCCTGCCATCCCATAAATTTATTTGTTGACAATTAGTAATCAAATGCTATTATTTAAGTTCATTTATTAAACGGAGAAAAAGATATGAATGATAAACTTAAACACTACGAAAAAAGACTAGATAGATACGGTCTTAAATACGAAAAAAACGAATACGGTCATTACCGTATTTTTCTAGACGGCTTGGAGTTTAATTCTTTACGCCAAGCTAAAATCCACATGAAGAATAAAAAAGCGAGAGCTAGGAGGCGTTCCAATGGTTGAGAAGCTAAACGACTGTGAACGTCAACTAAGGAGTATGGTTGACCAATATGCAAATGATTGTACAAGTGGCGAAATGCAATTTTACAATCCTGAAGCTAAAAACTATTACGAGCCTTACGATTGGGATTACTGTGTTAATCGCCTGGGCGAGATGGAAGATGTAATGATATTACTTGCTGGTGGTGGGCCAACTATTTGGCTAAACACTAGAGAACAAGTAGTGGAAGGTTATTGGGGTACTGATAGCTACAAAAAGCCAATATATGATTACGAATATATACTTGAATACTTTGCAGAGCATTACAACGCTATGGAAAGCCAAAAAGCTATCAACTTAAATAAAAGGGGGCAGTTATGAGTAAGCCTTCTAATCAAGAGTATTTTGAGTTCTTAGACGATATGCGTGAGTTTGGCGGTGTGAATATGTTTGCAGCTCCAAAAATGCTCAGAGAAAGTTTTGACTTAGATAGACAAGAAGCAGCAAAAATCTTCAAAGATTGGACTGACCAATGGAGTTAGGTTGTCTGCTTGTTCTTGGCATCTTAGTGTTAGTTTATATGTTTGACGGCTAACAGTCGGAGTCGGAACTTTTAAAGGGGAGTGTGTAAAAGCACTCCCTTTTTTTTATTATCTAAACACAAGCACACGCTGGGATCCCAGGGGGTGGGTGGTATTGTTGTCGGTGTCGGGTGTCGGGCTACAGCCCTTATTTTATATAGGATTTGGTGCAACCATATATATACACATACCCGAAGGATCTGGATCCTGCGTGATGCAGACATCAATGCTCTCTTGAAACCTTTATATATAAGGGTTTGCTGGCGACTGTCGGAGTCGGAGCTTTTCCCAGGGGGCCAATTTCTCTGGATTTGGTTGGAGCTTTTATATATACACAAGTAGGAGCTATGGCCACTAGATGCTGTGGCACATATTTCGGGTTGACTTGCTGATTACTAATAGTATAATAATAGGTAAGCTAAGGCACTTCGAAAGGTAAGCTAGGCTGGCAGTACACCTAGTGGAACGTTGATACTGCTAAGGAGTGCCTTAGTGAAAATTAAATAACTATTTAGGAGAATATAATGAAGAAACTTGACAAATAGTAGAACTTTGCTAATATTTGTTGGTCAATAATAGCTTTTGCTATTCTTGGTCATAATGTCCCAAAAAAGAAGCCCCTTAGGTTGTCGATTACCTAGGGGGTTTCGCTTATTGGGCGACTGAAGTCGGTAGTCGGGTTTTCTGTCCACGGCCTCCTGTGAGCTGAAGCAAAAAAATTTATATAAAACACACATAGTTGGGATCCTGCCTGGCCAGTGGAGATCTCTGGCACATCATGTTGCGATATGGTTGATTGAGCTGTTAAAAATAGGGGGTTGACAATTAGTAAACAGTCTGTTATAATGTTTACATTCAATCAATAAAAGAGGAGATATTATGACTGAAAAAAACCATAGAAAATTAAGAAATGAAGCTTTCGATATTATTACTGAAAGACTCAGAAAATTAGGTGGAGACGATAGAATGGAACAGCTCTATCAATCTTACAGAGAAATATCAGAAAGACTTAGTGATGAAATAGAAACACTAATGGAAAGAAAACTAAAAGCTGAGTCTAGGATATTTGAGCTAATAATCGAAAGAGAAAAAGAGCTTAGGGCAGAAGGCGAGAGAGCTGAAGAACTAATGGAGGAAAGAAAGTGAGTGAAGATTTTGATAAATATTATGAAAAGACATTATTGAAAATGGCAGTCAAAAACAAAGCTATAGAAAATTTGTTAGTTGATTACAATCCTAATAATAAAAAAGTAATAGAAGAAGCAAGAAAAAAAGAAGGGGAGAAGTAATGAAAGTATTTATAATCGACCCAAATCTAAAAGGGATATTTCAGAAGGAGCTTGATGGCGACATGAACTACAAAGACATCTACAAGTATCTACATACAGATGTCAAAAGGTGTAGCACCTTTGATACTGTCAGAGTGAGAGGCACTAACGATTGCATCTTCGTTGATGATGAAGGTCTGCTTGTGCCGAAAAATTACATGTTTACTTTTGACCATCTTGATAGTCGGAACTTGTTTGGGAATGGTCTTATAATCGGGAGTGATCTGAATGGCGAGAGCATTAGCCCTCAAATGAGCTTGGCTTGGTACAGAGAAAGAATTTCATTTGCTGACGATTTGGTTAGGACTGAAGATTATTTAGTGCCACCAACATTTAAAATATTTTCTTAAATGGAGTTGACAAATAGTAAACAATAACCTATTATGAATTCTTAACTAATCAATTAAGGAGACATTATGAGAGTTAAAAAACTATTAATAAAAGTAGAGTTGGAGAATGGTGCTGAATGTAATTTTATTGAGTATCAAGCTTTTAGCTTAGTGATAAATGGCACACCTTACATTGTTAATGCTGAGTTCGATACTATCGACATGGAACGAATTGTTAACATGAATGAGGAGAGCATAAGAAGGGAAGGCAACACGATTATAAATGGTCAAGTTGAAAATCCTAGACTAGAGAATGATTTAGACAGCTAGAACAATTCTCCCTAGTTGGAAGAGTCGAGCAGAAATGCTCGGCTCTTTTTTTTTGGGACTCTATCGGGTCGGGAAAGATGTGGGCAAATCGGGAAATTTTGACCCGACCCCCCATAAATGGGGTAACACAAATAATTAGTTAATAGCACAATAATACACACAAACAATAACAATCATTTTAACAATTACTATTTTTAGGTTATATTATGCTCATGTATGGCATAAGTAGCAGGTTCAGACTTCTATTAAACTCTTCTCCTCTAGATTTGTTTGAGCCTGCTCACTACGGAGTATAGATATGGAACAGATGATGAATGACCCAATGGCTATGAATGAACAGATAGAAACTTTATCTAGTCAAGAAATGGAAGAAGCTCAAGCAGCTATGGGCGAACTTTTAAACATGATTGCAGAAATGAGACAAGCAGGCATGTCAGACGAAGAAATAAATCAATTTTTAAGTGAATTTGGAATTACTTTGGAAGAAGTTTTAATGGCTGATCAAGCATTAAGAAATCCAGGTAGTATGACAAGTGGTGCACCTGAAATGGAAATGGGTGCTCAGAACCAAATTCAATCACAACTTGATGAATTAATGTAATGGCAACCGATTTAGACAGAGAACTTCTAGAAACCGTAGTTAAGGGAAAATTACCAGATATTCTTGATGTAACTGTTGAAGGTACCCCACGAAATCGTGGGATATTCTTGGATTCTGAAGATGAAGTTGTAGTAACTCCTGAAGGAATTGGGCCATTAATGTATGGTCGTAGTAGGTTAGGGAATATTGGCGATAGAATATCTAGCGGAATAGGTTCCCTTAAAGAATTTTTACAATATTATTTTGGCAACCCTAGAGTTAATGTAGAGTTATTGGATTATATTGACAGCATGAGAACTATTACTAATAACTTAGAACAAGCTACCGAAGCTTTATATCCAGTATTCCAAAAAATGAATCCAAGCATAAGTTATGCAAAGCTTAGGGAGATTTTACTAGATAGAGGTTTTGTGCCTTCTCGCCAAACAGAAGAGGATTTCTTACCTGAAACCATTATAAGACCACAACCTGAAATGGCTCCAGAAATGCCTTTTGCTCCAAGTCCTCCGCCTCAAAGATTTCAACCATCTGAAGGTATAGGCGGATTAACCGCAAGAAAATTATTTGAAATGGGGGAGCCAGCGTCTTATGCACTACTGCGATCAAAAGCTCCAAAAAATCCTTTCAAAATACCTGAGTCAGATTATACTTCGCCATTTATAGAGGATCTTGAAAGACAAGGGGCTAAAATATCCCCTGCAGAAAGATATGCTTATGAAATGGCAGGTAAGTAAATGACAAATGGCCAGTCGTTCAGAAATAGCGAGTCAAATATCTAGCCTTATAGGTGAAGGCAAAGTTCGTGATGCCTACAAACAATTTGAAGAACTACCTGTTTTAGATCAAATAGCCATAAGTGTCTCCCCTGGTGTTGGAGATGTCCTAACAGCTTATGAAGTAGCTGAGTTTTCCACAAGAGCAAAAGAGAATGTCCAAGAAGGTGATACTTTAGGAGCTCTTGGTTATGGTGCTTTAGCTGGCTTAGGTCTGATTAGTTTTGTTCCTTTGCTAAGGTTCCTTAGAGCCAGAAAAGCTGGCAAACTTATACCTGAAGAAAAAGAAATTCTGCCTGCCCCCATACGAGAAAATGTTGAGGAAGTCGAAAAAATTTCTACCAAAAAAACAAAAAAAACAGGTACTGAAATTGATGCAGGTTTGAAAGAACCAGAAGAAGTCATTACCAACATTAACGAAAAACCTTTTTCCGATTTAGTTAATGACGATTTAACTGTTTCAAAAATTAGAAGAACCATAAGAAATGAAGTAGGTCAAAATTTACCAACCAACATGAAACTTTCTTTATTGATAAAAAGTTTAAGAGGTAAGGGGATTGATAATACTGAATTAAGAAGTTCTGAAGTTATAGACTCTTATGGGGAATTACATCCAAGTCTTGTTGCTAAGTTTGGTACTGGTCAGGCAAAAGTAAATCTTGACGACTTTGATGATTACATTAGAGCCAGAACCAATAAATATTCTATTGAAAAAATTCAGAGCAAACACATGCCTAGGTTAACTACAGAAAGACTTAGATATATTCTTAATGAAAATAGACAGCCAACAAATTTTATTCAAAAGCCAACTCAAAGATTGCATGTACATCAAGACATGAAAAACAATAATGTTTTGAGAGAAGCTGAAGATTTAAAACATTACTTCAAAAAAGATAAAGATATTAAAAACTCTTTAATGCAATTAGGTTTTGATGATGTATCTAAATACATTTACGATTTTGATGCAGCTCCAAGAAATACAGGAATGGCAGTAGGGGTCAGAGGCTTAGGGCAAATACCAACTGCTCCTGATTGGCTAAGAGGCGGTAAAAAAGTTTATCACTTACATAGGCTACAATCTGATTATGCTGACAGATTGGCTGATAGATTAGGTCGTGGAGAAAAGTTTTTTTCTAAAAAAGAATTTGCGGAAGCCGATATTCCAAATTTTATAAAGCAATACGGTCAAGAAATTAATCAAGCAGGCTTACTTCAAGCAACTGTAAAGCAATACAAAAATAAATTAAAAACTGAAAAGTTGGATGCTGCTGAAAAGAAAAGAATTAAAAACGACATAAAGGTTATGGAGGAAGATATAAATAAAATTGCTAATAAGCTTTTTGAAAAAAATGAAAACTTTGAATTAACCTTTGGATTACCTAAGGCTTCTGATATGAGAAAGCCAGGGCAAAAAGAAAACTTCAACAGATACTTGCGAGAAGCCTTTTACAATCAATCAAGATTAGATGAAGTACCAAGAATTATAACAAGTACAGATTTGAAAAAAGGCAGAGTAGATTCGACTTTAAAATTTATTAGGGGCGAATTAGGTGCTCCGCAATTTATTAGAGGTAGTGAGCCTTCAGATATGATTTTTACCAAAGTAAGAACTGCTAGGCCTAAAACAGACAGACTTACTAGAAGTCCTTTTGATGAGGGTGGTGGTAATAAAGGATTTTCAACTGAGTATATGGAACCTATGCTAAGAAGAAATTTAGCTGAAGCTATTGATGAAGGTTATGATGTCATGCGAATAGATAACGGTAATCAAATGGCTCAAGAAGCAGGTGGAAACAAAAATGCTATGAAGCTTTATGATGAAAAAATACCGCAAATGCTTACCAGAATATTTAAAGACTTAGGTTTAGATCCTAAAGAATATATTTTAAAAGTCCCCAAACCTCCAAGAACTGATGCTTTTGCTACTGTTGACCTTTTTCACGAAGGCAACTTTGTCAAAATAGACGACAAGTTAAGAGAGATTTTTGCCAGAAGTGGCATTCCAAGTTATAGAAATGGTGGGTTAGTTCAAACTACAGATTTAAGATTAAGCAAAGGTAAAGGTTTTGATGAGCTAGATGAAATTGAAAGAAAACTAGATAATTTGGGAGTAGCTTACGATTACACTAAAGATGGCGAAATAAAAACTGTATGAGTTTCAACCATTTATCAGATGCGGAGATTAAAGAAGCTTTAGCTTTACGAGAAAGATTAGACTTGCTTAAAAAACAAGAAATCTGCAAAACCAATTTTTTAGAATTTATAGACCACATGTGGGATGGATTTATTTGTGGTCGCCACCATAAAATCTTTGCTGAAAAACTTGAAGGTATTGCTAATGGCACA